TGGTCGATGGCGCGCTGGGCGCCGATGGCGGCGCTGCCCAGCTGGGCCTGGGCGGCGGCGGCGGCGGCAGCGGCCTGGGCCTGGGCGGCGATGTTGGCCTGGGCGATGTCGCCCGCGTAGCGCATCTGCTCGGAGTAGTACTGGCGGGCGAGGTCAGCCTGCTGGCTGGCCAGGCTGGCCGCCATGTTGGGAGCCCAGAAGGCCCAGGGCTGGAGGGCGGTGAGGAGGTCTACCGGGACATAGCCGCCGTAGGGAGACGGCGTATCGGGCACCCTACTTACCCTTTCGCTTCCTGCCCCCCGTCAGCACGTTGGCGGCGAAGAGGGCGCGTTTCTGGGCCACGGGGCCGAGCTTGCCGCTCCTCGCGGCCGCCATCTTGGAGGCGGGAATCTTCTCACCCTTGGGGACGCCCAGCTGCTTGTGGAGGGCGCCTTCCTTGAAGGTGACGGTCTTGGGCTTGCCGGGGCCTTTGGAGAGGGTGATGGAGCGGGTAGGCGTCTTGGAGGTTTTGCTTTTGGAGACGGCGCCGCCCTTGCCGTAGGCTGGCGGGGCCGCCTTGCCCTTGGTGGAAGCGGCCTTACCCTTGGGGCGGACGGTGCCCCCGTGGCCGAACGCCGCCGGCGCGCCGTACTGGCGGAAGTACCCTGCCCAGTCCACGGGCTTGCCCGCTACCTGTTGCAGGATCAGGTCTGCGAGCGGCTTGTTGCCGGCCCGGAGGGCCTGCAGCGCGTGCGCGGCGGTAAAACGGGGCGCTATCCTTGTCGCCCAGAAGTCGGGAATGACGCTGGGGTTGGCGCCCCCTGGAGTTTCCGGCGTATATCCGCCACCGCCGCCGTTCGTGGCAGCGGGGCGCCGGGACGTTGGCGTGCCCATGGGCTTCGGTGCGACGACATTGCCGGGGCTGGATGCCCCCCGTGCCATGCGAAACCTTTTCTGGCCCTCGGTCTCCTTCGGCGGCTTGAAGTAGACGTTATCAGCCATAGCGGCCCTCCTCTTCGTGGCCCCTGTGTCGCTTGTCCCATTCTAGCATCTCCAGGGCGGCCCGTTCGGGGCCTATGACAGCGGCCCGCTGCTGGAGGAGGGATGCCAGACGTTGTACGTCGTCCTTGATGTCGCGCCATTCCTGGTGGGCCTCGGCGGGGTCCTTGGGCTCGGCGCCTGGAGGCCGGGGCAGGATGGTGGCGACGACATCCCCGGCCCACTTGTCGAGGCCGGAGATGATCTCGTCGGTCATCTGTTCCCAGATGGCGGTGGCGTCACTGCCCAAGGGCGCCTACCTGTTCCCGTGGGGCGTAGGGGACGCCGGCGCGGCGGACGTTGGAGAGGGCCTGGAGGAGTTCCGGGGGTATGCTGCCCTCGGGGCCAGGGGGCGGGCCAGCGGGCGGCCCGCCGGGGGGAGCGGCCTCGGGGCCTGGCGGCGCTCCGCCGGCCAGGAGGCCCTGTACGGCCTGGGCCACGCCGGGGGAGGCCTCGCCCATGAGCCCCTGCATGCGCTGCTGCTCCTCGGGTGTGGCCTGGCGCAGGGTCTGCTGCGCCCTCTGGACGGCGTAGGGGACGATGACCTGCTGGAAGATGGCGGCCTCCAGCTGCTCCCGCTGGCTGCGGCGGCGGACGCCCTCGGGGTCTTCGAAGCGTAGCTCCTCCAGGACGAGGGTCTGGGCTACGCCGAGGCTGGTGAGGCCCTGGGCGATGGCCACCTCGCGGTTGCGGTCCATGGGCAGGGCGGGCTGGCCCCTGGCCTGGATGGCGGCCTCCCAGCCGATGATGTCCTTGGGGCCGATGCCCAGGGCGCCCTTCTGCTGGTAGCGGTCGTAGACGTAGATTTTGCCGGGGTGCCCGGCGGGGGAGGCGTTGATGGCGAGGACGCAGCGGAGGAGGGAGCGGGCGCGGTCTTCGGCGGCGGCGAGCATGGCGTCCATGGCGGGGCCGAACTTCCGCTCGGCGATCTGGTGGGAGCCAGCCAGAAGGGTGAAGGAGTCGCCGCTCTTGGTCTCGCCCTGGAGGACGGGCTGGATGGCGTTGGACTGGATGAGGGAGTAGAGGAAGTTGCGGAAGTTCTCGTGCTCGGCGGTGAGGGCGGGGACGGGGGCCTGCTTCACGTCCTCGCCTGCGATCCAGGCGGAGACGCCGCCGGCCTCCAGGTTCTGGGCCTTGGGCCTGCCGGCGTCCTTGTCGTCCTCGGAGAGGAACTCCGGATTGAAGAACTGCATGATGTGGCCGAGGGCGTGCTCGTGGGTGTTGGTGCGCCAGTCGCTGAGGTTTTCGTCGAAGGCCTGGATGATCTCCTTGGCGTGGAAGAGGGTAGGGACCCAGCGGAGGCCCTCGACGGTGGTGGTGGTGATGTTGGTCTCGGCGAGGGTATAGGGGGAGCGGTGGAGGCCGTGGCGCCAGGCGTTGGCGAGGACGCCGGTGCGGGCGCCCTGGCGGCTGAGGACGGTGGCCTGCCACTCGTGGTTGGCGTACTCGATGACCTCGATGAGGGCGCCGGAGCGGGCGGTATTGAGGAAGTCCTCGGTCTCGGGGGAGGAGCCGTAGACGGTGCGGGCGGCGTCGGCGGTCATGCGGCGGACTTCGATGACCTCGGGCAGCCAGCAGGAGGCGTCGAAGTAGGTGTAGGTGCCGATGGGGTCGACGTAGCGGATGGTGAGGGGCCAGCGGCTGCGGCGGAGGGCTTCCAGTTCGCGGGCGGCCTCGGTGCGTTCGCCCTCGGCGGCGGCCTGTTCCAGGCGCTCGACGGCGGCGGTGTATTCGTCGTCGGCCCAGACGGAGGGGAGCCAGAGGGTTTTGGTCCAGGCGCGGCCGTAGCCGATGAGGGAGCGGGCGAGGCGTTCCTGGAGGACGCTGTCGGCGGCGGAGCGGGCGAGGGCGGCGTTGGTCCAGGCTTCGAGGGTGGAGGAGTGGGCGCGGGCGCCGGCGTCCTCGGGGTCGGGGGGGTTGAAGCGTATCCAGGGGACGAAGGAGATGATGGCGGCGTCGCGTTTGACCAGTTGCGTCCAGATGCCTGACTGGAGGCGCTTGCCGGCGGCGGCGGTGCCGCTGGTGCGGGCGGCGTAGATGGGGGTGTCCATGATCTCCAGGGCGCGGATTTCCTCGTCGAGGTTGTCCTGGGGGCGCCAGTAGGAGCGGAGGCGGCGGGCGAGGGAGAGGACGTGTTCCGTCGTGGGTTCGGCGAGGTAGGCGCTGGAGGAGCCGGTGCTCATTTGACGCCTAGTATAGCACCCATGCGGCCGGCGATGGTGGGGCGTGGCCTGGCGCGTGGGAGGAGGGTATCGGCCTCCATGAGGGCGTAGGAGAGGGCGTCGACGGCGTGGTCGGGGGAGCCCTGGGCGTAGTCGGCGGCGTCGTCGCGCCCGGCGGGGGAGGAGGCGAAGGTGAGGGTCTGGAGCTCGGTGATGAGGTTCTGGCAGGCCGGGGAGAAGGTGAGGAGTGGTTCGCCGCCGGAGAAGGCGAGGCGCTGGGTGATGTGGGTGACGCGGGAGTGGAAGCGGTTGGAGCGGGCTGGGCGGGCGGCGAGGCCGAGGCGGCGGAGCTCCTCGATGGCCTGAGGCGTGGAGGGGTCGCAGGCGACGCGGCAGGCGGGCCAGCGGAGGAGGGCCTGGGCCAGGTCGGCCAGGGTGGACTTGGGCCTGTAGTATTCGGCGATGGCCCAGAGGCGGCGGTTCTCCGCCTCGCCCAGGAGGACGGCGGCGGTGGGGGCGGTGACGCCGAAGTCCACGCCGATGTAGTAGCGGCGGAAGCGGAGCCCCGGCGGCGGCTCCTGGATGTGGTTGGCGCTGAAGCTGGGGAAGGCGAGGCCGGACATCTGGACGAACAGCCCCTCGATCTCCTGCTGCGCCCATAGCGTCTGCCCGTAGGTGGCGCGCAGGCCGGTGAGGAAGGTGCCGGGCAGGAACGGGTTACCTTCTGGCGAGGCGTGGACGTAGAAGCGGCCGTCCACGGCCTGGCCCGGGGGGCGGAAGCTCCCGTCCTCGCGCTTGACGAACAGGCGGTACAGCCAGTCGAAGCCGTTGGGGGTAGTGGCGATGCAGAGCTGGCGGGGGACGATGACGCCGGCGGGGAAGCGTTGGCGGAGGCAGCCCATAATGACGAGGGCGGTGCGTTCCTGGCTGCCGAAGGCGGCCTCGTCCATGGCGGCGATGGAGAGGTTCATGCCGCGCAGGGCGTACTGCGCCCCTGGCCCCGCCGCGTAGTGCAGCGTCAGGTGGGACCCGTTGGCGAAGATGACCGACAGCTGTTTTGGCCCCCAGTCCCACAGGCTGGGCCTCACCCCGCCCCATAGCTCCTCGATGGAGGGGATGAGCACCCTCTCCACCTGCCCGTAGCTGGGCTCCGTGATGACGCCCCGCGCCCCGGGGTAGCGCAACAGGTGCAGGAACACCTTGTGCACCAGGTGCGCCGTCTTGCCGCTGCCCCGGCCCCCGAAGATGGCGCACAGCGGGGCCTCCGAGTCCACGAAGTCCTTCGGCGCCCCGGCCAGCAGGCTGATCTGCCCAGCCTGCTCCGCCGGCGCCACTGCTACCGCGGCCTGCCTTTT